ACAATAAAGTTTTTTATCCATATCCACATTTTATTGATTATAGAATGTGATTGCATCTTCAATATTTTTAATAGAATTAACCATAATTTCTAGCTTTCCCTTGTTTCCGCCCTGTAAGATGACTGAAAATTCTTGCACCAATTTAGAGCCTAATTTAAAAAGTTAATTTCAAATTGTTAAAAACCATTTTTGCACCAATTAAAAGTAAAGTCAATAGCAAATATCAATTATTTTTCAAATAGTCTTCTAAGCCTACGGACTGTAGCAAACTATTTTTAATAAGATTAAATTCTAATTAAAATTTAGTAGTAAATTAATAGAAAAATCCAGTGATTTATTGTCACACTTGACTTTATATTAAATATCAACTAATTTTAATATTTAATTTATTTATTAAATAACCAATATTCAAATATGCTTAGAATTTTACTACTAAAAAAAAAAAAAATACAAGAATCAATCAACAACCAGAACTTGACCATCACAGATATTTGCAAGAAGTTGGATATGTCATATCCCACATTCCGAAAAATTTGCAAACAACTGAAGCTAGTCTCTCGCAGTGAGATGAAGATGAGGGCTGTGAAGTTTATTGTAAAACAAAAGAAGTGTGGGGGTTGTCAGCACCCTTTTGATGTTTGCATTTGTGGTGGGATTGCTCACGGATAATTTATGACAAACAAAATACAAATCAAAACCGTTTCACAAGCAATAGAACTGCTTAAAAAAGCAAAACAAGAATATCGTGAACTTAAAAAAGATCGTGATTATTGGAGAAGCATTGTGCAGGAATCGAATAGTAAAAAGATGCCTTTTGATAAATTATTTAAGAGTTTTAAATGATTTCTGATTGACTATTAAAACACCAGATATAATATACTTTTAACTTGTGCGGGAAGTTCTAATCAAATTATGGGGTATAGCCCGCACGCTGTATCCCGCCAAATTCAAACCGTGCGGCTATGACAAACGAAGAATTACAATCAATATTAGATAAGAAACTGGAAGAGGCGGGGCGGTTTTGCTCTGGTGCGGCAATCTCTTTTGCACAATATTCATTAAAGAATTATTCAGATGAAGATTGGAAAGATTATGAGCGAGACACTGGCAATAAAAGACCTTACCTAGTGCCTGCCCCAAAAAATGGTTTAGAAGCTATGATTGACCAAGCAACTGGATTAAAAGAAGATCAAGACCGCAATGTTCTTAATTTTCTAATTTATTTCATTGATGGGTTTATGGAGGGTTTAGAAGATGAGTAATTCAACCAAAAAAAATATCTTTACTATTAACTATTAACTGCTTAAAATGCTTCAAGATTTAACAAAAGAAATATTGCAGGATCTTTATTTTAAAATGACAAATAAAGAGCTTTGCAAGCATTTAAAAATAACACAACCAACTCTTAGCAAATATCTTGACTTTCACAATATACAAAGAAAGCAAAGATTTTTAAGCGGTGCTGGTGTAAAGAAGTTTAATTTAATAGAAAATGATAAAAATTCTAATCAATAAAATCAACACTCTAAATGCAATAGCATATCCTTTTGCATATCCTTTTGGATACTGTTTTGCATATGCTATACATTGTTTTATTTGTATTATGTTTAATTGTTTAATCTGTTTTAAGTTTTATAAAAATAATAATGAAAGATAAAATTTATTATTTTACAGAAAAATCAAATGACATTTTGGATTTGCAGGATGAATTGACTATTGAAGAGATTGGAATGTATTTTATTTTGAAAGCCGCTTATTTTAAAAATTTTGGCGAATTGACAGAAAATAATTTGGTGCAAAGATGTAGATTCTTTGGAGATAAAGAAAAACTAATACAACTGGCTAGAAAGCTATTTGAATTTAAGGAAGGTTGCTTGATAAATAATTCTTGGCTTTCACAAATAAAAGGAATTAAAGAAAAATCAAATAAACGAAAAGAGGCGGCGAATGCAAGATGGCAAAAAGGGAAAGAGGCAGAAGATGACAAACCTAAAAAAACCCAAGACAAACCTAAAAAACCTAATGGGTTATCAGAAAATAAAGAGAATTTAGAATTACAATTTGAGGAATTTTGGAAACTCTATAAGGCAATCCACACAGGCAAAGGAAGCAAAGAAAAATCAAAAGCATTATTTTTTAAGGCTATCAAAAAAGACACTTTGGAAAACATAGCTAAAGGATTGGAAAGTTATATGAAGCATTGCTGGAGCAAAAACGCTTACACAAAATCAGTTGAGGTTTGGTTAAAAAATGAAGGCTGGAAAGATGAATACGAAGGAATTGCAGAGCCAGCTAGAGGCAAAGTTGCAGAATTACGTAATGTTTTTCAAGAATTTTTAGATCAAGACAATGAATAAAGAAAAATTTATCACTAAAATTAACTTCATTTTTGAAGACAAGAACATTGAGAAGCCAAGCATTGAATGGATTGGTGCACTTTATGAGAAGTGCAAAAACATTGATGATAAAAGATTTGGCGAGGGAATAGACAAATTAATTTCAATTCCTCAAGAGCGATGGAATGAGATTTATGGATTTAGGGGAAGATCAAGTATTATTGATTTAGTGGAAATTTTAGGTGGCGAAAGACCATTAAGCGACCACGAAAAACTAGAAGCCAACAGAAAGCACGATGAGATGATAAGAATTTGGATTGGCACAATTATTGTTTGGATTAACGACCAAAATTTGGATAGGCTTTTTAAAAGTAAATATTGCAATTCTCAAAACCATCAAATAATCAATTTGATTGATAAATATGCAAAGAAAGCCAACAGCGATGAGGAAGTTTTAAAGCTAGGCAGATGGCTAAAAAGCAGATACGATGCAGACAAGATTGCATTTAAAGCGAAATTAAAAGGAATTGCAGAACAATATAACCCTATGCCTTTTGTGATTGAAGATAAGCCACCACAATCAAATATTATGCAATTACCAACCTTAAAACGAATGTGATATGGAATTACAACAAATTCAACAAGAATTAGAGCAAAATATTTTTTCAAAAACCACAGCAAATGTGGTGATAGCTGGCGGATTTATTCTAAATAAATTATTAAAGCAGACACCTAACGATATTGATTTTTTCTTTTTGGAAGCCAAAGATTTTACACAATTTTACGAAGATTTAAAAAGTAAATTTAATTTTGTTAAAGACTTTGAGACAAACAGACTGTTGAGAGGTTCAATAAGTTATGGCGATGGTAGAATCAATTGCGACTTGGTAAAAAGATTTTACGACACAGAGCAAAATATAATTAATAATTTTGATTTTACTATTTCTTGTTTTGCAATTTCAAAAGATAAAATTGCTATTGGCGACTCTTCGCCTGAAGATGTTAAAAATAAAAAATTAAGGATTAACAAATTATCATATCCAGTTGGATCATTGAGAAGATTTTATAAATTTTCAAAAAGAGGTTTTGTGGGTGATGTTGAAAATGAGATTTTAGAAGAGATAAAAAAAGACTTAAGCAATGAAGAATATTACAATGGTGTAGATAGTGAGGTTGTTAAGAATCATCTCTCAAGAGATATTTTTTATAGCGAAAAAAGAATAAAAGACTTTTTGGGTAAAGACTTTTTTGAAGATCATAAACACCTTGCGACTGAAAAGAATTGTAGAAATGCTTTTAAGGAGTGCTTTGAAATATCACCAGAAAACTTTTATGGTCAAAAAGTAGTAAGTTATGAGGATGACAATAGATGGCTTGTAGAAGTTTCGTTGGTGGCTTTTGGGTTTTGCTATATGTGTAGTGGCAGCGGTGTTGCATATATTCCTTGCTGCTCACACAAGGCGTGCCCTTGCTCAAAAAACAAACAAATAATGAATATACAATGCGATTGTTATTTGGGAAGTTATGGAGCGGGAATAAGTGAAAGATTGCAATCAAAAATCATTAGTAGAGCAGAAGATAATATGAGAGTTGTAGATAAATACGAAAAAGAAAAATCAGAAAGATATAAAAAAGAATGTTGGGATGGTGATAGCCCTGCTCTTTTTATTAAAAGAAATTAACGATAACAGAAAATAATATACTATGAGAATAATCATAATATTGCTTTGTTTAATTTCAACATCAGTAGGCTCTAAAGATGGTGTGAAATTAGGTAAAATGTTTGAGGTGAGCCAATTTATAGGAATAGTAACAACAACTTTTGGCGTCAATGAGAAAACTAGCACCTTTTAAGCGTGGACACAAAGGAACGACATATATTGTTAAGAATAGGTGCGTTGGTGAATGTGATAGAATTAAGGAACTGGTGCAGAAGTTAATTGATGATAGTGATCAAATATCCGCTCCCTACAAAGCTAAAGAGCGGATATTTAGAGATTTAAACAATTTAGAGAGTTTTTTCAAGCCTCACTAGTTGCCAAGTGATTTAGATAATTCCAATGCATTTTTAATAATTAAGTCTTCGTAACCAATTTTCTTTGAGAGCGTCTTTAAAAAGTTTTTAAACTGTTTTTCTTGAGTGTCCGTCAATAAGATTTTGACAATTTTATTACCTTCCATTACAAATTCCAGCATAATTAATTTGCCAATTTTAGTCTTTGAAAATCCCAAAAACATTTTAAAGACAAGTTCTTTTGCTAAAGTGTGAAAAGTGATTAGCTCGCCATCGCATAAAGCCATTAGTTGATTATCGTTTTGTGTTTTCATAGTTTTAGTTTTTAAGATTAAGAAAAGGTTTGGTCGTCCAGTCCGTGCTAAAATTGTCGTTAAAGGTTTTTACTTCTGCAAGATTCTTAAAGGTAAATTGTTTTTTAGAAGGGTCTTTTTTGTAGTAAAATCGCAGATCGCTCACTTTGCCCATTTTGTCAATTGCAAATTCATTTTCCTTAATGAAACCACTGAACTCAAATACAGCGACTTTATATTGTTTTCCTCCTTCGTAGACATCAAGACACCTGCAAAAATGGGCGTTGTGATTTAAATCAAGCCCTTCTTCTGAATTGAATTTTTGATAAATTTCGTCTATAATTGCGAGTAGTTCTTTTAGTTTCATAATTTTATTTTTTAAGGGAGTTGGTTAATTAATAAGTAAGTTCAAAAAGTTCATTTTGGCACGGGACAACATTTTTACCTTCCATTTCAAAAACATCTATTTCACCAGCTCCAGCTTTTTTAGCTTTGTTATAAAATTCTTGCCAACTCCATTTACCACCATCATAATTTCTAAATTTTTCATTATTTTTTAAGCCTTTTAGATGAGGTGAGATTTCAGCAATATTTCCTTCATTTAAAGAAAACTGACGGATCGGTTTAAAAGTTTTGCCTAAAAATTTAAAAGTTTTTATTTTCATAGTTTTTAAGGTTGATAAATTTTAAAGTTGATAGTTAGTTAATTGAAAAACAATAGATTTTGGGGCAGACTTTTTTAGGGTTGTCTACATAAACCCTAAGCATTTTAGAGCCGATAAAATCACTTATTGTCAAATCTTCTTTTTGCCTACCTCTTAAGTATTTGGGTAAGCACCAGTTGAAATTGTATAATTGCTTTAAATCTTTTATGAAAACTCTCTCAAGATCCAAACCAAATTTTATCTCAATTTGCTTTTTAGCGTCTTTAATATTTTCACAATCAAAAGTTTCAACACAATTGCCAATCATTTCACTTTTTAAATCAAAAATATTTAGGGTTGGCTCATAGAATTCGTTGATTTCAATCCAATATTTCATAGTTTTTAATTGTTTAAATTGTTGATAATTACTTTATTTTTAGTCGCCTAGCCCACCCCAACTCCACTCCCTCCTCCCCTCACCTCAAATACCACCCTCTCCTCTTCCACCTCCCATCCTCATAAAATAAATTATCATCCCCCTCACTCCATTCATTTTCTACCTCCGCAACATCAATTCCAATGTTGCCATCTTCTATGAAGTCCCCTTGCAATTCTCCGCCATCTACATCCACAACCTCGCCGCTCGCCTTATAATTAAAATCCTCTATTGCTAGCTTTATTGCCTCTTCCTCGCTCTCTGCTTCAACTTCTACTTCATAATTTTTTGGCTGCAATATAGCTAGGCTCACTTTGTATTTTTGCATAGTTTTTTGGTTGTTTAGGTTGTTAAAATTAAAATTGGATATTGATTGAAGAGCCATCGCTGGCAACGATTGATTTTCTTGGCTTGCCGCCCCTTTTTGCTGTTAAAATTATTGGCAAAAATTTATTTAGGTGTGAATTGTTTAGTTTTAGCAAATCGCTCACAAGATAAAAGTCGCCCATTTCCTTGCAATTTTCAACCTCTCTTTCCTCTTCTGCCCATATCACTAGCTTTTTTTCTAGCCAGTGATTGCCTTGCTCGTCAATGCAAAACTCGCTTTCAATGCCTTTAAATTTAAAGTCAAAATGCTTTAAATCGCCTGTTGTTGCTCTTTTAACAGGTTTTTGCCCTTGCTCTTGGTATAGCCCTAATAAATTCTTATCAATGCTTGTTGCCCTTGCTGTTTTGTATGCTTTCCAGTTTTGTTTAGTTTTCATAATGTTTTAGTTTTTAAAGTTGATAATTAATTAATTTTTTTAGCTCGTCATAAGTTGCCAAAAAAGCTCTTTTAAGTTTTGGATTTTCTTTTTTTCTGTTTTTTAAAACTTCTAGCATAAATCCCTTATCTTCGCTAGAAACTGGTAAATATTCGTGCGTTGGATTTCTAGTGCCAGCACTTCCGAAAACAGGATAAACAATAAAATAATGATTTTTCATATTAGTTTTTTTGGTTGATAAAGTTGTTCAAGTTTAGTCGTTTCATTATTTTAATTTCATACTCCGAATAAAGACTTCTGAAATTAGCCAAAAGCCTGACCGCGTTGTTTTGATTGCAAGGTTTTAAAGCTCTGAAATACTCGAGTCCCGCTTCCGCGTGAACATATTTATAACAGGCAAGCCATTTATGATGACGAAGATCAAAATCCCTAAAGAAAACTATTGGCTCCCCTTTTTCTAATTTTAAAATTATTTCTAGTGTTGGTTTTGTCATTATTTTTAGTTTTTTTGGTTAATAGTTGTTAAAAAATTACTTCCAAATTTCGCCATTTTTTCAAATGATCTAGCCAAAATTGACATTTGATTTTAGTTTTTAAAATCTCAATGTTAGCAACACCAACATCTAAAGAATTTTTTATACTAAATTCTAATGCAATCTGATTTTGTATTTTTCTGATTATTAGCGGCTTGTCAGCATAATTTTTATCTAAAGCACAGATAATCTTAAATGCTCTGTTAACTAAATTAGTTTTTATTCTCCTGCCACTGAGAATATGATGAGAATAAATATTTAATATTCTTGCACTATCTTCTGATATAATTTCTTTGTGAATAGCATCTAAAACAAGATGATAATTTGCAGAATGACTATAAATTTTATTAGTCTTGAATATGTCTTTGATTTTAATTTTCATAGTTTTTTAGTTTTTTTAGTTGATAAAAGTTTTATTTATTGTAATAAAAATAAATTGAGTTATTGAAGTTAAATTTTTGGTAAAAACCATTTAAAATTTTGTTTAATTTTGATTTCTCGCTTTTAAATTCATTTCCAGAAATTTCAGCCCTTCTTTTTTCTGTCGCCAAATATCGACAAAGATATGTCTTGTTTAATTTTGCCAAAAAATCTTTTTTTGCTTTTTCAAGTTTAATTTCTGCCTCCACTCGCTTATCAACCATTAATTTATCCAATCGCAAATCTTCTAAATGTTTTTTAAAAATTGCCCTTGCCTTTGCTCTAACCGCTCTGGTTATATCTTTTTGATTATCCCAACTATTAAATTTCCATTTTTGCAATTCTTTTTCTAAATCCGTCATAGATTTAAAGGAATTAGGCTCGCAGGCTCTTGCCTCTTGCTCGATATTGTTTCTATATTTTTGCATTTTTTTAGTTTTTTTGGTTGATAAAGTTAATAAATTAGTATTCTTGACAGAGACAGCCGACAAATAAAAAGCCCTCCATTTTTACAAATTTTTTCAAATAAGATTTTAGCTTGTCAAATTGTAAAGAGGATAAATCTTTAACCACATAGCTAGATTTAACTATTGAAATAAAACCATCACAATCATCTAAATAAAAATGCTCATAGCTAAATTTTTGAAAAAGAGGGTTTTTCTTACTCAATAATAAATCATTGATTTTTGTAAATTGCTTTTTGTTGTGTTCTCCGTTTTTTTGGTGCGAACCTGTTAAAATTTCTATTGTCATAAATTTTAGTTTTTTTGGTTGGTTAATAAATTGATTCTAATTTTCTTTCAGCCCTTGCCGCCCTTGCCTTATCGCCTCTGCTGTGTTTTTCATTCAAAACTAAGCCCCTTTTCTCT